GATTGACGGAGCCTTGATTGCGGAAGCAAGTTCGCGCAAGGCAATTGCCCCTGATAAAGTGGCCACATTGTTACGCAGTCAGTTAAAACTCACTGCCACAGGTGCTGTTGAAGTAGTTGATTCGCAAGGCCAGGTTCGTTACAATGCTGATAAGGCAACGCCTTTGGGTATTGGTGAATTGGTTGATGAATTTCTTAAAGAGAATAGTTTCTTTGTTCAAGCCAGTCCTGCTGGAAGCGGATCGCGCAATGCGGGCCAAGAGGTCAACATTAAAAATATTGACATTGCCAGTTTAGATATGCGTAAACCTGAACACAGGGAACTGTATCGCAAAGCAAAGGCAAGTCATTAATAAATGTGTAAACATTTATAGACATGAAATGAAAAGGAAAATTTATCATGGCAACAGCAATTACAAATGCCTCAACAAGTGGTATCAATAGTGAATTATTTGCTAATTTGGTCGTTGAGGCTCAAATAGCGGCATACGAGAGTTCAGTAATCCGTCAAATCGCAACAGTATTTGACGCTCCATTAAATGCGGGCAAGACGCTCCAGGTTCCTGTGTATGATTCTATCGCAGCAGATTCATTAACAGACGGCACACCTGCTGACGCTAAAGGCACAAACACTACCAGTGTTTCAATCAACATGAGTGAAATTGGTGTATATCACTCTATCACTGATTTTTTACGCGACTCAGCCTACAGCAATGTTGCTGAGCAACTTGGTTTACAATCAGGTATGGCTATCGCTGAAAAGATGGACGCAGATGCGTTCGCATTGTTCAGTAGTTTTGGCACAGAAGCAGGTCCAGGTGCAGGCGCTGAATTAACAGTTGCCCACATCTTGGGTGCGGCCGCTCAACTTCGCGCTCGCAAGTTGACAGGTCCTTTCTACTGTGTGATTCGTCCAGAAGTAGCATACAATGTTAAGAAAGCAATGACAGCAACTGGCGCTTACACAGCAAACACCAATGCTGGTAACAGAATTTTAGATTCTTACTACATTGGATCTGTTGCTGGCGTAACAATTTTGGAATCTGCATTGGTTCCATTGTCTAGCACAAACAGCACAGGCGCTGTATTCAGCGCTCGCGCTTTGGCTACAGCAATGCGTGGCACACTAACATACGAAGCGACAAGACAAGCACAAAACCGTGCTACTGACTTGATGGTTACAGCCGTAACTGGTCAAGCATTACTAAACACTACTTTTGGTGTTAAGTTGACAGCAGACGCTCAAATCAACTAAAGATTGATAGATGTTAGAGGATGGGACTAGAGGACTAGTCCCGCCACAAAGGAAAAAATATAATGACTTTTGCCACAAATAGTGACTTACTCAAATATTATACTACGGTCATGGACCATGGTGTAACTGACTGGTCCGCAGAGATTGCTGAAGCCCAAAGCGATATTGAAAACATCGTCAAGGCCAAGTGGTTCTTTGTAGAATTTGGCTCACAAAGGACTAGAGGTATGGTTATACAACCTATCTTTAATCCAAGTCTATTGGTTCCTGCTCAGTGGAACAAGGTCACCTGCTATCGTGCGTTGGCAAATTATATTCTACCTAAACTAAGCACCTTCCGTCCAGAAGGGGATGCTTTCCAAAAGGCCGTTGATTTTTATCATCAACGATTCAGCGAGGAAATGGATCTACAACTTAGTGTAGGTGTTCAATATGATTTGAATAACGATCACACAATCAGCGAGACTGAAAAGTTTCCAACTTTGACCAACAGGTTATATAGATAATATGAGCCAAAGAGAAAGTATTGCTCAAGACTTTGTTAATGTTCTAAAGCGTCAAAACGCATTTAGACTTGGCACAGTCACAAGAGACCCAGGTATCAACATCAAAGACTTGGCCGCCACAGCATTTCCTGCTGTAGTGGTTGAGACTGGTAATGAGGCTAGAACAAGTATTACACAGGGTGGTAGTAGCGCCATACGCGAAAGCGCAATGGAAGTTAAGATCACTGTAACACTTAATTCAAATCTTAATGCTGATACACAAAGAAACTTGTTGATTGAATCAATTGAGGAAATACTTGAATTGGATCCAGAAAGAGGTGGTGTGGCGCTAGACACTCAGTTGATTAGTGTCACTACCATAGATATTGAGAGACCATACATTGCTATAGAATTAGTATTTGAGGTCAAGTATTTGTATCGCAAGGGAAATTCTTAATTAAGGAGAACGGCAATGGCAATTGCTTCAGGAAGAAAAGGGCAGATTAAAGTTAATCTACCAACAACTCTAGACGCTGATGACGCAACAAGCACCGCAGGTGGTGGAACCGCAGTTATTGGTAATGTTCGCACATGGAGTTTAGAAACATCTAGCACAAGTTTAGATGTAACATCAATGGATGTCAACGGCGGTTTCTACCGTGACTTTGTTCCAAGTTTCCGCACTTGGCAAGGTTCAGTAGACTTCTTGTATGATGTCACAGACCAAGTTGGTGGTGATCCAGACAGTTTACTTCGCGCAGGTCAAATGATTTACATTTGGATCTACCCAGAAAGTGACGCTGGAACAACAGCAGTAGCATTTGGTGGCAAGGCCTTGGTAACAAGTCTAGGCCGTAAAGCATCTTATGATGGTTTAGTTGATGTTACACTTGCTTTCCAAGGCAAGGGTGTTTTGACTCAAGACGATGTTTATTAAAATTTAATAGACTATGGGACTCAGCATTGACAAACTACCAAAGAACTTGAATAGTGAAATCAATGCTGACCTCAAACGGTTTCAGCAACAGTTGGTGAGTGCGTTAGCAGCCGCAACTCCCAAAGATCATGGCACAGCCAGTCGTGGTTGGCAGCCAGGATCATTAGCAGTAAAAGATAATAAATTGACAGGGCAGACCATTGCTTATAATAATGTGCCATACATTGGTGCACTGGAAGCAGGTCATAGCAGTCAAGCACCCAAGGGTTTTGTGCAACAGACCATTGCCAAGTTGGTTAAATAAAGTAGATGGTTAACAGCCACATACCATAACCAAAGGAAAAAATTATGTCAGTTCTACAAAATGCACAAGCACATTTCAAAGAAATTTTAGCAGGTGGACTTAAAGGTCCAGTTCATGTTCCAGAGTGGAACACAGACATTTACTTCAAGGCCAGCACAACATTGGCTCAAGAAAGTAAAATTTACGAATTACAAAATCAAGGCAAGGGTGTTGAGGCACTTGTTACCAGTTTGATTTTGAGGGCTTTAGATCAAGATGGTAAGCCAGTGTTTCTACCAACAGACAAGATTGAAATAATGCGAACAGTAGATCCACAAGTGATCTTGCGTGTTATTGCAGACATGAATGAAAATACATCTGCTGATGTAAGAGAAGAAGCACTAAAAAACTAAGCGGCGATGGTGAACTACTATTCATTTGTAGATTAGCCCAGGAATTGCATATGACAATACATGATGTCATGAATCGCGTAACAAGTGATGAAATGGCAACATGGTTCGCATACTTTTCTTGGGTCAATGAAGAACGCCATCGCCAAAATGAAAAGGCCAACCAACAACTCTAAGCCGCTGTGAAAGCGGCTTTTTTATGGTTTGGTAAATATAGTTATAGTGAGGAAAAGCAATGACAACATATGATATTAATATTAAGGCACAGGACAATGCCTCCAGTGTCTTAAAGAATATCCAAGGTGCCACAGACAATTTAAGCAAGAGTTTTGGCACACTTGAAACAGCGTTAAAGGCCGTAGTGGCCAGTGAGACAATTAAGAAACTGGCTGACATCACACAGCAGTTTGAAAAGATGGGGCAGAAGATGGCCACTGTGATTCCTGCCTCAGTCAGCATCAGCCAAAGTTTAACTGTGATGACAGCAGTGGCCAACAAACTAGGCACAAGCACCAGTGATGTTGTAGGTGCTTTTACCTTACTACAAAAAGCAGGCATCACTCCCACAGAAGCCAGTTTCAAACGATTAAGTGCGTTGGCCGCTGGCACAGGTGAAACCATGACTGACCTTGCTGATGCCATTGAAGAAGGTGTTGGTGGATCATTTGGTAAACTACAAAAGCGTATTGATGGCCTAGATATCAAGCAGTATGGTAACACATTTGTTGCCACACTGAATGGCATAAAGATTGCGGCCAGTTCAAACGCAAAAGACATTAC